AGAAAGTCTTGCCGGAATAGGTGGGGCCGACCACGCAAGTGATCGACCCCACAGGCAATACCTCATCGATCAGCATGGGGGGCTTGCTGATGTTGGCTAGAGTTCCGGCGTTCTCTAGGATGAGGGGCTTCATTAGCAGGGCGATCCCTTCGGTGCGGGCATGGGGTTCTGGATCTGGCCCGGCGCGTAGTACTGGTTGTACAGACGCGAGGACTCTTTCGTGAAGGTGAGAGAAGTGTCGCGCGGGCTTATGCTTCTCTCGATGGTGAGTTTGAGGGAGTCGCTGTAGCGAAGGACGCCCGTTTTCTGGAGGGCGTCGAACACGCGCCAGGAGGCGCGGTCGAGTTCGGGGTTCTCGGTGCCAATACCGACTTTGCCGACGAGAGAGAAGATTGCGATGGCCTCATCGCGGGTGAGTTCGAGACGGTACACGTCCTCATTCACGACGAGTTCTTTCTTGATGGGTTCAGTGGTGACGGTGGCCTTAGCCATTGGCGGGAGTCTCCTTGATGGGGCGCGCGCGTCTCTTCGAGGGCAGCACGACCCGGTGTGTGGTGGTGTCGATTTCCCATTGCGCAAACATGCCGCTATCTTCCTCGATGAGCGGCGCGCCTAAGCGGCGTTTCAACCGGCGCATTTGTGTTGGGGAGTTCGAGGTGACACTGATCTCCCCGAGGTCGTTGAGAATGATGACGGTCTCCCGTTCGCTGCGGTCGTTGAGTTTACGCCTTACCATGAGATGAGTTCTCCTCTTCGTGAACCATCTTGCGCCCATTGTCTGAGGAGAGTGCGACCGGCGCGGTTGCCGCGCACCCCGTCGTACCGCCGCCGCTTGCCCTGGAGTTGGACATAGGTGACGGCGTCGAGGTCTTGGCACCCGATGGTGCGATAGCGCATATCGTCCCACCACTCCAGGCGGTCGGCGTAGGTGAGGTAGGCGGAGCGGGGAATGACGAAGGCCGTGACATGCGTGGCACCGGCCCGGCGGAGGGCGGACACCCGGTGGTGCCCGTCGAGGATTTGGTAGGTGCGCCCGGTGCGGGATTCGATCACGAGGATCGGGGGCTTCGGGCGCGTGCTCTCCTGAATCTCCCGCGCCTGCCGTCGGTTGATGCGATGGGAGTACCGCAACGCGGCAAGGGGGAGCGACTTGCGTTTTGCATGGATTGCCATGGGTTCCTCCTTTGACTTTGGAATTATATCACAGACGGCCGAGGCTGTCAAGCCTTGGGGGTACGCGCTTGACGTGTGCCATTTTCTCATCCTGTCTCGCACGTCGTCTCACCTCCCCTCTTAAGAGAGGGGAGAGGGTCGATGAGACTCGTGCGTGGTTTTTGAGTTAAGTGCTTGAGGGACATGAGGTTGCGGCTGTCTCACGACGAGAATGAGATTCCACCGCGGCTTACCGAAACTCATTGTCCCTCCTTGGGTTACAGCAGTCTCACGGAATGAGACAGTCTCATCCGCCCGTGAGACGGATGAGACTGTGAGACGGGTCTAGGCGTCGGCCGCGGTGAACTCCATCTCCCGCGGGTGAGGTGTTGGGTAATGGCATGTGTCGCAAGAGACTGACTCGACCTCCAGGGGCATCTCGCACCGGAGGAGGTCGGGGTGGCGTCGGAAGACCCCACACGCGGCGCACTTCGGGGGCTTGCCCTTGACGGCATTCGAGCCGCAGTGGTGGCAGGAGAGAATGGAGATCCAGCCGCTACACTCGCGCATGCTGCCTCCAAATGGCGGCAATCCAGGCACGGGTGCCGACATAATGCGGGCCGGTGCAGAGAATGAGGGGCTTCATGCCGTCACCCCCTCGACCCTGACCTCCCGCGCGCCGGTGAAGGTGGGGGCTCCAAGGCGTTCGAGGTTGAAGGCCTTGAGATCGCCGGTGGTGTCCTCGCGCACCCACATGAGGATGTTGTGGGTGGAGGGGTGGATCTGGATGCTGTTCAGGATGCCCGAACGCTTGCGCCCGTTGTAGTAGAAGTGGACGCGGTTCACGTCGGCGCGATGCCGTGCCGGTTGCGCCGGGATCTTATCGATCTCGCGCTCGGTGACGTACCAGACGTAGCTGGGCGGCGTCGTCGCGTAGGTCTCGTCGAACACGAGGTGGATGTAGTTGCTGTGGTTGACCACGGCGGCCTCCGCGTTCACGCCACCGAACTTGTCGTTGGTGCGGACGCGGGTGCCGACTGGGAATTGCTCTGCGAGCCGTTTGGCTGTTTCTGACGTGGACATTGGGTCCTCCTGAGTGCCCGCCCGTGGGCGGGGGTTGTGTATGTTGACATCGTAGCATGGGTCGAGCGGGTCGTCAACGGGCGTGTAAGAATGCCGTCGGCGCAACGCTTTTCGGACTAGGAATGCCATGGCATGCATGGCGTCGAGGTCCATCTAGGCTCCTTTCGGGGTGAGGTACTTGTGGATCTGCGCGACGAGGGCCGATCCCTCGCCTACCGCGGAGGCCACGCGCTTGATCGAGCCTTCGCGTACATCCCCTGCGGCGAAGACGCCCGGCATCGAGGTCTCGAAGGGGAGGACGGGATTCTTGCCGGTGACGATGAAGCCCTTCTCGGTGCGTGTGACTTCGCCGCTCTTGTTGAGCCATGCGGTGCGAGGGCGGCCGCCGATGTAAATGTACATGGCCTCGGCGTCGAGGGAGTAGGGCTCCTCGTCGCTATGCTGCACGATGACGTTGTGCATGTGGCCGTTGCCCTGCACTTCGAGCACGTTCGTGTGGGTGAGCACCGTGATGTGGGAGTTGGTGGTGATGCGCTCGATGAGGTATGAGGACATGGTGTCTTCGATGCCCTTGCCGCGGACCAGCATCGTGACGTGGGCATCGCGCGCGGTCGCGAGGTAGACGGCGGCTTGACCGGCGCTGTTCGCTCCGCCCACCACGATGATGCGCTGGCCTTCCGCGGGGAAGGCGGGCGTGCCGTAGGACACGCCGCGGTTGAGGAATGCGCCCACGCCCTTTGCTTCGAGCCGGTTGAGGCTCAGCCCCATCGTGAGGGCGAGGGAACGGCATTCGATCTCGGTGTCGTCATCGAGGACGGCGGTGATGGTGCGCTCGCCCTTGTTGATATCGACGACATGGGCGGGGCTCAGGATGGTAACGTCGAACTTGTCAAGCTGGGCGCTTGAGCGGGCGAAGAGATCCTCGCCGGTGAGGCCTTCGGGAAAGCCCATGTAGTTTTCGACGGCCTTCGAGGCCAGGGCTTGCCCGCCGATCATGGGCTGGCCTTCGATCAGGGTGACCTTGAGGCCTTCGGAGGCGGCATTGATCGCCGTAGAGATGCCTGCGGGTCCTGCGCCGATGATGCCGAGGTCGCAATGCGTGTGCTGGGTCATGACCAGATTTCCTCCTGCTTTGGGCGAGGGTGCATGAATTGGTGCGTGGCTTCGGTGGGCATGAGGCCCTCACGGCGTACACGCGCGTCGAGGGTGACATCGGTGATCGTGGGCTCGGGGTTCGCGCCAGCCGCGGCCGCGAGATGCGCCCATATCACGCCATGTCCGCCTTGACCCACCCACGGCATGATGTGCTCTGGCGCGGACTGGGGGAAGGGGTGGATCGGGTTTTCGACATTCATGATGGCGTGCGCTACCTCGTGCCGGAGCGTGTCAAGCTGTTCGGCATCGGTGGCAATGGCGAAAAAGGGGATCGAGAGGTCGATGTAGGGCTTGTCCCACCACGTTTGCCCCGCGGCGTTATAGAGCCCTAGCCAACCGGAGCGGGAGAGATCCGCCCATCGGATCCGCCACTCGGTGAGGCCGTTCTCGTCCAGCAGACGGCGCGCTTCGCGTTCAATCTGAGCCTTGGTCATGGAGTCCTCGCTTGTGTGGGAGGGGGCTCATCAGCACCGGCGCTTTACCGGTGTACGCGCGCGCGTGGCGCGCGTTTCGCCCCTAGCGACGGCGGTAGGCGTTCAGGCCTAGCACGATAGGACCACCGTCGGTGGTGATCGTGACATTCCCGCGCGTCGATGCGAAGACGAGGGTCTTCCCTGATGCGCTGGGCTCGCCTGGGCGGGAAAGGTCGATCACGAGGGTGAGCGTCTTCCCGTCCACGGTCGCTTGGATGCCTTCGCCTACGGTCTTCGTCGTTGCCATTGTCGTATCCTCCTGGGTTCGGGTTAGCAAGCGTATTGCTCGCGGGCTTCGTTGTAAAGTCTCTCCCACGCGGTACCGGGAGCGGCCTTCGCGAAGAAGGCGGACATTGTGCGCTGGCCTTCGCGGTACACGCGGGGATCATCGCTCTTGTCGTAGGTCCAGTCCGCGCGGTCGAGGGCGGTGCGGTACTCGTCGAGGGTCTGGATCTGCGCTACCTCTTCCGCGGTGTAGGGCAGGCGGTCCGGGTGGAATTCGACGAGGTGCCCGCGCGCGTCGATGGTGGCGATTAGTGCGCTGGGCACGGGCTCGCCTTCCGCCGTGTTGCGAACGTGCCAGAGCGGGCCGCCCTGCATCTCTCCGCGGTATTGCCGGTAAACGTGCATAGGCTCGCCGGTGCGGGTGAATCGGTCGCGTGCTTGTGCGTAGGCGGCCGCGCGCATTGCCCGGTCGCTTACTGGGTTCGGATCTCGCATCATGCCTCCAATGCGGCCGCTTGTGCCGCTTTTCCTGCGTCCCATGACGTTACCACGGGCGGGGTGCTCGTGGCAACGGCATAATCGCGCACCATAAACACAACATCGGGCTCGCCTAAAAGAGTGTAGTCCCAGTCGGGCGGGGCGTACGCGCGGTCGAAATGCATACGCGCGACAATGCGGAATCCGAAACGCGCGTACAGGCGAGGTAGCATTCCGCCAATGTCAAAGGCATCTAGGGTGCGCGCGTATTGCGTTGCGCGCGCTAGAATCGCGTCGATGCGCGTAGGGCTATCAGGGTGACGGAATACGCTAATCAAGTCGCCCTCGCGCGTGACGGCTGCACCGGATAGCGCATCATGCGCTAGGAAGAGGCGCGCGGTCGCGTAGGTCGCCGGATCTTTGATCTCGACTGCCGCTCCGTACCGATGCGCGCGTTTCGCGGCCGATATCGCGCGGAGGAATTCCGCTGCGTTGCGTTCCTTGCGGGTTATCATGAGTGATTACCTCTCGCGACAATCCAGACGATGGCTTGTAGGTCGCGCGTATCCTCGCCGACTTCGCGCGCCAATTGCGCTAGGGCTTGTTTGCATGCGCGTATGTATTTGACTTGCCCCGATGCTTTAGCGGGTGCGGGATGGCCTGCAGCGCGTAACATCCATGCGTCAATTGTCGCGGCATGCCTGTAACCTAGAATCGCGGCCGCGAACGACCGCACCTTGATTCCAGAGAGCGTATCATGCGCGCGCGCGCCTGCCAACAATGCGCTGGCTTTTAATGCGTTGGTGCGCAGGACGCGCGGGGTGCGGCCGCTTGCCGCGTCACGCGTTGCGCGTACGTTCGCTTCCCAACGTGCGCGCGGAGAGAGAGCGGCCATGGCAAGAGCAATGCGTTGCCATGGATACCCCGTCTCTTGTGCGATGCTCTTGCAAAGAGCGGTGGCATCGGGGTACCACGCGCGTCCCTGCGCGCGCTGTTCTTGCGTTGCGCGCGCGTAGTGCTCGCGGTACGCGTCAAGGATTGTGCAGTCGATCATCGGCCGATACCGTTCGCGTTGCCCACCGTTACCGCGTCATTGAGCATACCGTGGATGAGATCCTGCGCGTACCGATGTTCCACAACGTATGCGCGACCGAACCGCATGCCGTCCTGTACATTCTCTTTCCACCACGCGCGCGCGGCGTTCGATTGGAGGAAGAACAGGACGAGCGTACCATGATCGTCGATGCGAACGTCATATTGTCTCTTCATTGTGTGCCTCTCTTTGTGTGCGCGCCGATGCGCGCGTTGTAATCAAGGTATCGGACGAGGTGCGCGTTGTCAAGAGTTTTATTCTCTTTCTCTCTCTTTCGCGCATCCTCGCACTAGGTTGTGCATACCCCGTGCCGATCCCCTGCGCGCGTATACCCTTCCCCTAGGGGTGCAGGGGTGCAGAATGCCCCGCTAGGGGTGCAGGGTGCAAGGGGTGCAGGGGTGCGCGTGGTGGCACGCGGTATGCAGGGTAGCAAGAGGCGTGCCAACGCGCGGCCGGGGGGAGCCCCCCGCGCGACCGCCCATGAGACCACCCCCCTACCTGAATCTCGGCCATCCCCATAAAATCGGTAGACAAATCGTTGAAATGCCCTAACTTACAGCCTTTTTTCAAGAATCGTGCCAAATTGCATGGACAATTTGACCTGTCAATGGTATAATACACCTGTAAACGAAGCACGACACCCTAGCCAAAACCGGCCCCAATGTCCGAAAACGCCTCGAAAAACCCGGCCCCCACCATCAAACGCCGCCAGCGCATAGAGGAGTACCTCCTGACCCACGCTGAGGCCACAAATGCCACTGTAGCGGCCTATTTTGGGGTCTCCGAGCGCACCATATCGAGGGTCCGCTCCGACGGCATCAAGAAGGGCCTCCTCCAGCCCTCCTACTACGACCATCAGACCGAAGCCCCCGAAGTGACCACCGAAGGCGCGGAAGTCATCGTCAAAGAGCTTGAGAAGATGCGCGGGCTCCACAATGAGCCCCTCACCCAAGAGGAAAAGCTCTCCATGCTTGCCGGGTCGGCCCGAAAGGCGGCCGCCAACAACAATTTGAGCCTCCTCCGTGACGCTATCCTCGCGCACGACAAAATCGAGGCCCGCAGCGTCACCGAAAAACTCGGCCCCGGCCCGCCGTTGACTGAGGAAGACCTCATCGTGCGGACTGCCGACATCCTTGACGTGGTAGGTCCAGCACTTACAGTCGCCGCCATCGGGCGGCAACTCCCAGACTTTCTCCCCACGTTTGAGGAGGAGTTGAGCCGGTTGAAAGCCACACATCCGCAAGTCGCCACCGAGGGCTCTATTCAACCCGCAGACTCCTCCTCTCCACCCCGTGGAGTAGCTCAGTTGGTAGAGCAACGGCCTGATACGCCGGAGATCGTGGGTTCAACTCCCACCTCCACAACCATCCCGAAGGAACCCGATGAGCACCCGAGTTCAGCGGAAAGCGAACGATGACAGCAGCCTCTTCTACGAATTCGACCTCCACCTCCCCTCCCGAACCATCTTCTGCGGAAACGCGGAGACCGAAAACTTGGATGCAGATGACGCTTTGGCCGCTTCCACCTTCCTCAAGGGGATGCACCTGCTCAACCAAGCCGAAGTCACCCCCTCCTCCGGCATCAGCATCATCCTCAACCACTGGGGAGGCGACGAGTACCACTTCCTCGCCGTCTACGACGCCATCGCGACCTCTCCGCACGAAGTCACCGCGACCGTTTTTGGCGCAGCTTTCTCTATGGGATCATGGATTCTCCAAGCTGCCGACACTCGGATCATGTCCCCAAATGCAACTCTCCTTCTCCACTACGGCTCCTGGGATCTCCCCATCGACGACGCCAGCGAGGAGCGCGTCTCCTCGGCCCACAACGAAGCGCAGCGGCTCCGCCGACTGATGGAGCGCACCTACTTGGAGAAGATGCAGAAGAAAAACCCGATGATTACCCTCGGCGAAGTCAAACGTCTCCTCTACGCCGAGTCTTACATCCCCGCACAAGAGGCCGTGCGACTCGGCCTCGCTGATGAGGTTCTCTAATGTCCTTCAATCTCAAGCTCTTCGGTCTGAATTTCAGCATTGACCTCCACGCTTCCCAAATCTGGAGTCTCGGTGTCGCCGCAGATGTGGCCTTCAAGCCCTTCTTCATCTCCCTGCGCCTCTCCCTGATCGCGCCCTACGACGTGGTCATCGGGATCGAGAAGGCAGAATCCGATGCCGTTGCGTAAGGGCAAATCCAACGCCGTCGTCTCCTCCAACATTCGCGAACTCATGCACTCCGGCCGCCCCCAAAAGCAGGCGGTCGCCATCGCGATGAAGAAAGCAGGCAAGGCCCGTGGCCAAAAAAAGCGTAGCAAGTAAGAAAGCCGCGCCCGCCGACACCACTCGCGCGAAACCGCGCGTTCCGCCCGTCGCACCCGCGCCCACATACACACGTCCCTCTCCCAAGCCGAAGAAGCCGAAGGGCGAACCCGGCCCCATCAAGCGTCTCGGGAAGTTTCTCCGAGGCGACTACACCAAGAAGGCGTAATGCCGAAGAAAACCACTCCCAAAACTCCACGACCGCGCAAGTACACACCCGCGGAGGTCGATTCCATCAACGCAGCAGGGCAGCGAAAGATGGTCAACGACCGCGCGCGCCGGGGCTACATCAAAGTCCTCGGCGAAAAAGAGTACAAACGCAGGCTCGTGTAGGAGAAATCGTGAAATTCCTGTCCATTCTGTTCACTGCTGCCTTCCTCTCCGGGTCGGTTGGCTGTTCTGACGACTCTTCCCCCGTCTCCGCGCCCGCCCAGGTCTGCGAACATCCCTCCAAAAAGGGCGATCCTGACCAGTATTTCGGCCCGAAGGCGCGCGGCGGCAAGCACGCGAGCGTTTCCGTGCCCGTCGCCTCGATCAATTCCGTCGATGGTGTGATTTCGCTCTCGGATTCGCTCTTTTCCGCGAATCCCGACGCTCCTGTGGTCCTCATCAACACCTTCGGCGTCAAAGGTTACGGCGATCCGTGCTTCGTGGTCGCGAATACCGACGGAAGCAACCTCGCCAACGGCCCCGACAGCGATCCCGTCGGCGGAGGCAGCGCCAGCACCTCTGTTTGCGCCCTCGCCTCGGTCTACATCCCGCAAGCCTCGAACAATGTGACCATTCACTCCGATTCCGGCTTCGAGTACCGCGTGGAAATCGTGTTCAACCCCGATTACGCACTCTCGTATCAGGCGCTCCCGCGCTACGAGGTCCGTTTCCTCCCTCTCTAAGCGAAAGGACAATATGGCCTGCAACTGCGGCGACCCCGGTTGTTCCGATAAAGACCCTGGCATCGAGAAGGAAATCAAGAAGATGAACGAAGCGTTCCCGACCTTCGCCGTCGGGAACGTTGCCGTTCTCGCCAGCGGCGGTCCTCCGATGACTGTTGTCAAAACCGACTTCCGCGAGGAAGTCTCCCTCACACAATGCGCGTGGTTCACGGATGACGGCATGCTGCAACTCGCAGTCTTCCCCTCCGCTACCCTCAAACGCACCCAGGTGTAACATGGATCTCTACATGATGTTCGTTGCCCAGGTCATCTCCTCCATCTTCGGAGCGATCCTGCAAGGCGTCGGCCTCTCCCTCGGCTACTTCGCGGTCAAAAGACTCCTCAAGAAGTGAAGCCCTGGCCGCTCGAAGCCGAGCGGGAAATCCTAGCCAACTCCTGTGTTCACGGCCGCCACAAACACTCCTACTGGAACTTCGTGCGGTTCGCGCTTGGCTACATCTACTGGTGTCGCAAACCCGGCAACCTGCCCTGGCTCACTGTCCGCGAGCACCGCAAGTATTGCGACTGGGTCCAATGGAACATAGACGAATGGAAGAAGGATCGCGCGCAAGGCATCATCGAGCAACGCTACATGATGTCCTGGCTCTTCCGCGGGTTCGGCAAGACGAACACCGTCTCGAAGGGCCTTCCCACCTACTGCATGCTCGACGAGCCCAACCTCACGGCGAACATCGGCAGCGAGACGCACAAGAAGGCGCAGAAATTCCTCGCGCCCATCAAGGAGATCATCACCGGGACGGACGAGAACGCCCGTTTCGTGTGGTTCTACGGGAACTGGTTCCATCCCGACCGGACCTGGACGAAAGAAGAGATCGAGACGGCCTACCGGACCTCAACTGGAAGCACCGAACCCTCCATTGGAACGTTCGGCGTCGAAACAGGAATCACCGGTTTCCATCCCCTCCTCTACAACATGGACGACCCGCTCACCGAAGAGAAGCTGAAAGAAGGGAGAGTGGCGATTGATAGCGCCAATGCTGCCCACCGATCCATCAAGTTTGCTATTCGCCCTGATTCTTTTGTCGGGTTTGAAGGTACCTGTTATCGCGACGACGACGTTATCCAAACAGCCCTTGAGACCGAAGGCGTGGCCACCTGGACAGGGCACCCGGCCTACCGCTCCTACCCTAAAGGCCGATGGCACGTCTACTTTCTCGCTGCACGAGACCGTAGCAATACTCGAAACTACCCGAAGGGCGAGCCCGTCCTACCGGAAGCAGGCTTCCACGACCGCAAACTCAACGACCTCGAACGAGAAGACCCCGTCGGATTCGCCGCGCAGATGATGGGCAACCCCCGCGAAGGTGAACACATGGACCTCACCTACGAGCAGTGCCGCGAACTCATCATCCCTCGCAAGGATGTCCCGCGCTTCGAGTACATCACCATCCACATCGACACCGCATTCAAGAACGAAGAGCGCCGGGGACGCGGGGATCGCAGCGTGATTGCCGCTTTCGGCCACGACTTCCGCCCCACCGGCATCGTCTACCTCGACCGGCTCCTCGCCTCCGCCAACTGGCGCGCTGAGGACTTCGACACTCAACTTATCAACCTGATGCAGACCTACCGCTCGCGCGGCTATCGCGTGCATCTCCTCACCGACGAGGTCGAGATCGGCGGCAAAGAGGGTGCGTACCGCCGCCACCTCATCGACATCATCCAGTCAGCGGGCCTGCGCATCCCGAACATCGTCCAGATCAACCGCGGCGGCGTCCGCAAGGCGGTGCGCCTCCGTGTCTCCGCGAACTATTGGCTCGAAGGCCTCGTCCGTCTCTGCGAAGACGCGGGCCACCTCCCCTGGCTCATTGAGGAAATGACAGGGATCGGCTACTCACGCTTCGACGACTGCGCCGATGCGTGCGCGGATGTCTGGCGCAATGAGGGCTGGCGCGGCCGTCCGGCGGGATCCTCCTCCTCCGATCCGCAGCCGCCCGTGCCCGTGCAGCCCGGCGACGATGTCATCAAGAGCCGCATCATCCAAGAGATGCTTGACACCGAATACCTCATGAAAAATGGTCGCCGTCCGCAAATGGCGGAACTCTACGACGACTATCAACCCGCAGATCACCCGGAAGATTACCCACGATGAAATCTGCCCAACGTCGTGCTGCAATAAATGCCTGCAGTAAACGTTACCAAGCCCAACGGCGCGCTCTCATCAGGCAATTTAAGAAAAATCCGTGCGTAGATTGTGGGAAGGAATACCCATATTACGTTATGGACTTCGATCATGTCCGCGGCATCAAAAAATTCAATCTTGCTAATGGGGCAATGTGGAGCATAGCCACACTTCTAGCTGAAATCGAAAAGTGTGATTTAGTTTGCTCGAATTGCCATCGTATTCGTACCCACTTAAAAAGGCGTGGCAAATCTTGAACGTCGTTACTTTTGACCTCGAAACCCGCGAACTCGCTCAGGACCTCGAACAAGGCTGGCGCGCCCTCCTCGAAGGGAAAGGCGGGATCTCCGCGCTCATCGGGTGGTCCTCACAGGACGGCCGCCCCTACATCTTCGATGACGACACCCTCGAAGGGGCTGTCTCGATGCTGGAGGAGGCCGATCTCGTTCTCTCCTTCAACGGCGTCAACTTCGACGTGCCGGTGGTCGAGGGGCTGCACGGGCGTAAACTCACCGTCAAGGCCCACTTGGACCTCCACCAACTCATCCGCGAGGCCCTCGAAGGGCGCGTCGGCCCCAAGCGGGGCTACTCCCTCGGGGAATGTGCTCAAAGAACCCTCGGTAAAGGCAAGAGCGGCATAGGTTCCGACGTTCCCACGATGATCGATCATGGTCAGTGGGGCAGAATCTTCAACTATTGCCTCGATGATGTACTCTTGACACGCGAACTCTTCCAATTCACTCAGCAACACGGCGGCATCGTCGGCGTGAACGGCGAAATCCTCCCACTCAGCTTCCCTGATTGGTTCGCCAAGGTGCAAATCTGATGGCTCTCCAGCAGACCGGCCAATCCTACTTCCTCCGCGTCGAATCCGGCCCGCAGTTCCGCGAGCAGCTTCTCAACCTCGTGCGCGCTCGCAAGGGTGCATCCGAGCGATATGCGGAGCGATTCAAGCGGCAACTGCCCGGCTGGTACGACTTGTGGCGCGGTCTCACCACCGGCAACTACACGCCCACGAAAAACAACGTGTGGCTGCCCCTCATCTTCTCGACCATCCAATCGGATGTCGCGCGTAAGTACGCCACCGCCTTCGCGGGCTGGCCCATCGTCAGTTTTCACGGCTTCGGCCCGGACGACGAGCCCGAAGCACGCAGGCAAGAAGGTCTCGTCAACGCCCAGCTTCTCGACTCCGACATTCTCCAGAAAGAGATCCGCACCTTCCTTTGCGCTAACCTCTACGGGACGGCCATCAGCCAAGTAATGTGGCACAAGCGGTCCGAGGTGGTGACAGCCACCGACTTCAAGAAGCTGCCTCTCGATTCGCAGACAGTGCGTACGCTCATGAAGAAGCGCGTCGTCACCTTCGACGGCCCCAATTACAAGCCCGTCGATCTCCTCGACTTCTTCCCGCAACCCTTGTACATCGACATCAACGGCAACCAGGGTATGCAGTGGTGTCTCGTGCGCTACTACCTCGACTACGACGAATGCCGCTTCCTCGCCTCTGATGAAGGCGGCAATGTTTTCAGTCGCGAAGAAGTCGAGCGCATGCGTACAGACGGCGGTCCCATCTCCACCGGCGCGGACCAACTCATCCGGCGCTTCGACACGCGCCTCGGCGTCAGCAATGTGCGGTACGACCGCGACCCCTACACCCGACCCGTGGAAATCATCGAGATGTGGGGCACGATCCCGAGCGAGTTCGCCGGGCACTTCGGCGGAGCCACGAACGTCGTCATCAGCATCGCGAACGACAACTATGTGATGCGCGCCGTGGACAACCCCTTCGAGCACCGGCAGAAGCCCTTCATCAAGTACTCGCCGACCCCGGATCCACACTACTTCTACGCCCCCGGCAAGGCCGAGATCGCGTACCAGTTGCAGATCATCGCGAACCGCTTCATCAACCACCAACTCGACGCCGCGGACTACCTCACGCACCCGGTCATGATCTACAACCCGAACATGGGCGTGAACCCGCGCAATATGTGGGTGGGTCCTGGCCGCTTGCTGCGCGTCGAAGCGCCTCCCGGTTCCGACCTCGACTCCGCAATCCGTCCGCTCCAGCAGGACTTCCGCACCCTCGCCGTCGGCGACCAGATGACGCGCATGGCGTGGAACTTCATGCAGATGGGCACCGGCGTGATGGAAGACACCGTCATGGGTATGGGTGGTGGGGGATCTGACCGCCAGACCGCCCGCGAGGTCATGATTCGGCGCGAAGCCTCGGGCACGCGTCTCATGCTCGAAAGCGTCCTCTACGACACCTACTACCTTGAGCAACTGGCGAATATGTACACCTCGATGAACCACCAGTGGCTCTCGCTCCCGCGCACTGTCACCATTCTCGGCGACTCCGCGATCATCGATCCGGTCACGCAGGAGCCGATCAAGGACTCGCGCATGGAGATCGACGCCTCCGTGCTGAATAAGCAGTACGTCGCGCGCGCCGTCGGCTCGACCATGTCGATCTCTCGCGAGGCCGACAAGGCCAACCTCCTGACGATGTTCCAGGTACTCGCGGGTGCGCAGCCCTATCTCGCCGGTGCGTTTAACATGACGAACTTCCTGCGGCACATGCTGCGGACGTTCGGCTTCCGCAACGTCAACGAGATCATCCAGAAACAGCCCCAAATGCAGCAAATGCTGGGGCAGCAGGGCATGACCGCACAACAGATGCCCGGCGATGCACAAGGTCTACTCCCCCTGATGGGCGGCGGGATGCCCTCCGGCCCAGCCTCGGGGACGATGATCGGCTAGAAAGGATTGGCACGGAATATGCAAGGAACTAGGGCCGTAACTCAATGACGCCCAATCACTCGCTCCTTCCATTTGAGCCCGATGTCGAATTGGCCGTCAAGGCGGAGATCGCTGGGTACCTTCGCATTTGGACAAGCCACCCCGCGTGGGAAAAGTTTTACCAACCCCAATTTGAAGATGCCAAGCACGCAGCGACCGCTATGTTGGTCAATCCGGCTCCGACCAGATCGACTCTGTACACGGACGAGTATTTGCGCGCTCGCATCAACATCCTTGAAGAATTGCTAACGATGGGAGCCCGCTACATAGATGACTATGAGCGCCAGCGTGAGCAACAGGAGGAGGACAACCGAGCCGCGGTTGACCTCCGAGATCGCACCGACATGGGCCATTACGGCCCACTGTCCTGACGAGAGCCGACCTCTCGAAAGGTAAGATAAATGGAACCGTCTCCGCTGGAAGCTGCCGCGACCAAAAATCGCAGCCAAGTGCAGCAAAACTTGGTCGCTGAAATCACTCAGCAATTCAATGAACTCGCCGCCATAGGGCAGATGGGTGCCGGTGTGCAGCCTCTCCCCGTGCCCGGCCAACCGGTGCCGCCTCAAGCGCCACCGCCCCCGACTCAGCAGGCCGTAACTCCTCCGGCCACGCCGCCGGTGCCGCAAGCACCGCCGGTATCGCAGGAGCCCGTGAATCAACCTCCGAGCCTGATTCACGGCAAGTATCGAGACATGTCCGCTGCGGACCAGGGCTACTCAAATCTTTTGCAGTATGCCTCTGCCGCGATGGATCGTGTCAGCGCCCTTGAGGCCGAGCTAACTCGCCTCCAGACTGTGGCCGCCCCGCAGCCGTGGAGTCCGACGCCACCTCTTGTGCCGGGAAACTCGCCCGGAGCCGCACCTCGGGTCAACCCCGCAGAGCGGTATCCCCTGCCGTCCGTTGACTGGACGCAGAATGGGACGGTGAAACAAGTCGCAAGTTCGATGGGTCTCGAAGACTCCGCACCTCTCGCTCAGTTCGCGCGCGAAATCGCTGAACAATCGGCTGCCGCCGCCCGGCAAGCCGCTGCCGCAGAATACGCGCCGATCAGAGCACAGCAAGAGGCCGAACTGGCTATGCGCCGGGATGCGCCCGAAGCGTTCAACTACGCCGGTGAGATGCAGGTGTTTCTCCAGAGCACGCCTAGCGTTGCCCAGGAGTTCACGAATCTCATGCAGGGAGGTAATTACCTCTCGGCGTTGAAGTACGCATGGGCTGAATTCCGCGCGCAGGCTCAGGTCGCCGCGCATCAGAACTTGCAGACACAAGCCGCCGACGCGACTGTGCAGCGTAATGCCGCGATGGCACACGCTGGAATGTCGCCGTCTCAACCCGGAACACCAGTACAAGCAGCCGACCCGAGCGTAGCCGGAGTAGATCCGGCTGTGGTCGCGGAACTCGCTCGCCGCAAACTTGGCGGCGATTACCAAGCGGGGCAGGCATTCACGCATGCCACGATTGGCGAGTTGCTCAAGAAAGATCCGCTTTACGAAGCGACTTTCGGTCCTCGGCGCTAACAAGAGGAACAAATGTCTACGAACGTTGGAAACGTTGGCACATACCTGTATGGCGGGTATGACCACACCAGCGTAGTCAAAGAGGATCTCGCAAGCTGGATCGCAATGATCTCGCCTGACGACACGCCTCTGCTCGACACGCTGTCCAGAACCAGAGCCACTGGCGTGCTGCATGAGTGGAATCTCGACACTCTCGCGGCCGTCGCAACTCGTGGCGTGGGGGAAGGTCTCGACTGGGAAGCGCCCACCGATTCCGCTCCGTCGCGTCCGAACAACCAATGCGAAATCTTCTTGCAGAACGTTGCAGTGACCGAAACCATGCGCGCCGTGGCCACCACAGGCTTTGCGGATGCGTATGCGTATCAGGTCCAGAAGAAGACGAAGCAGATGAAGCGCAACATCGAGAGCGCGCTGATGAACGACGGTACGCCCACCACGGGTACGTCGGCCACGTCCGGTGGACGTGTGATGAAGTCCCTTGAGGAACTCATCACCACGAACCGGTTCGTGTCCACGAACTACTCGGGGACCACGACCGTCGGCACGACTGGGAATGCTGGCGTTCTTGCCGAAAAGGACATGAACGACATGCTCCAGCAGATTTATCTGGCTGGTGGCAGCACGAACCTGATCGTGGCGAACGCGCCGTACAAGCGGCAGATCAGCAACTTCTCGGCGAACAGCAAGAACACCCGCTACATCAACGCGGATGAGAAGAAGCTGGTTGTGCCCGTGAACGTCTACGACTCGGAATTCGGAGCCATCCCGATTCAGTTGAATCGGTGGTCGCCGAAGTCCACCAACACTGCTACTGCGACTGCCGGTACCGCGACTGCGGCTGGCATCAACGACATCACCGGTCGTATCTGGTTGCTCGAAAAGGAGCAAGTCAGAACGGCGTGGTTGCGCGACATCCAGCACAACCTGATGGGTCGGCGTGGCGACAGTGTCGTGGGACAAGTCGTGGCAGAACTGACTCTCGAAGTCGGTGCCGAAGCCTCCTGCGGTGTCCTCACCGGAGTGAATAACTTCGTGCCGAGCGTGTCCTCGTAACGACACAACCCTGGAGTGGGGAGCTTCGGCTCCCCTCTCCTCCCTCTTTCAAAGGATCGTCCACATGCCGAAACGAGTGTTCAAACCCGAGGCGCGCGCCGAGATCAAGCGCGTCCGCTCCGGCAACGATGCTTCCCTCAAATCAGGGAAGAAGTCTCCCGGTTCCTATGATGCCGCACTCGCGGCTGCTGGCGGCACCCTCCCCGCGTCGATGTTCAAACGCGCGCGACAGGGCAAACTGACCAAGCGAGGATAACAATGCGCTACGCCTATCCGGGTCGGGCTATCCCGATCCAGCCCTTCCTCACTCCCACCGACCACAAGTTCCTGCCGGATTCGGCGGCCCAGCCCAAGCAGGGGCAGAGCCAAGAAGCCGCGAATGGCACGGGACAACCGAGTGTGTCGGCGTCCGGCAATATTCCGGGGCTGCATCCGCGCGGCTCGAATACTCCGCCTGCGCCCAACGGAGCCAATCCCTTCCCGAGTTAGGAGCCCAGCATGGCTTTCCGATTCAGCGCCGTCGAGAAGGACATCATGCACGACATCTTCGATCCCGAGCGCATGCGCGAAACTGTGCCTGGGATCGCCGACGTGCAGGACGGCGCGGCCCTCATGCGCGCGATGTACGAGGAAACCAACGCTCTCAGCCAATTCCATCGCAAGACCGGCTTCTCGCAACTTGGGCACTTTCAGCACATCGCGAATATCGATACCAATATCCAGGTCGCGCTTGATGAGCTTCACGCCGTCATGTGCGACTGTGGAGCCGAGAGTGTGTTCGGCGCGCGCGGACACAAAGCATTTCTGATGGAGTGGCTTGAAAGCCCCGAAGGACAGCCGTACAACGTACGGGGAAAGGTTGTGGTCTAAGTGTCGCAGTTCTCCGCTGCCGAAAAGAAAGATGAACTCATTGTCGTGTCGAGCATGCGCTCGAAATCCGCGATCCGCTACTACCGCCTCGAAGCGCCCCTCCGGGCGCTGGAGTCGGAGAAGCTGGCCCACACTCTCCTTGATGACGGTGGCACCAACCGCGAACGTCTGATGGACGCGATGTTCTCCTCGAACATCATCGTGCGGTGGCGGCCCATGGGTCGCGAGGACTACGAGGGTTTGGCGCACGTCATGGATCTCGAACCCAAGCTGCACGAGGGGAAGATGATCTTCCCGCCGCTTGTGGTCGTGGACTCGGACGATGCCATTGACTACGTCCACCCCACCAACTACGTTTACAACCTCCTCGGCATCCGCAACTGGGACGGCGAACTGCTCAAACCCGGCGACGAGGTGGTGGCGATGGTAAATGGGGAACCGCTCCTCATCGACGGCAAGAAAAAGGTCCTGTGGAGGGACAAAGAATTCCGCGGCCAAGCCGAGGAGTTCTTCGACATCGAGCGCAATCTGCGCAACATCGGCTTCCACTACGACACCTGCCGCAAGGCGGCGGGCGTGACCGTCTCCACTGAACCGCTCGCGGACCACTACCGCGAGCAGCTTTGCAAGTTCTGCGCGGCCCATCCCGAGGACAAGGGCTGCAAGCACCCGGACGTGGACAACGTCTACGTCTACCCGAACAGCGTGATCCCCGAAGATTACCCGACGATCAACCTCGCGCCCCACGAGGGCGTCCGCATTCTGTGGGAAGGTGGAGCATCGCACATCGACTCATGGATGCCCATTCGGCAGCCAGTCCTCGACGTGCTCGCCAACAATCCGCAGGCGAAACTCATCATCTTCGGCTCCTACGCCGACTGGATGCAGACCGACATCAAGCCCGAGCAGCGCGAGATCCACTCATGGATCGACTACTCCGCGTACCTTCTGAAACACGCGACGCTCGACGCCGACATCAACCTTTGCCCGCTCGTGGATCAGAAGTTCACGCGCTGCAAATCCGCCATCCGATGGTACGAAGGCAGCCTCGGACCACGCCCGGCAGCCACCATCGCGGCGAACGTCGGTCCCTACAAGGAAATTCAGGACGGCGTCACCGGCCTGCTCTACGATACTCCGCAGGACTTTGCGGAGAGCCTGCACCTCCTCATCAACGACGCCGACCTACGCAAGCGTCTCGGCGCGGCCGCCAAGGAATGGGTCATCGCGAACCGTTCGGCGCGCGTCACTGCGTCCGGCCTCGCCGACTTTTACAAGCAACTGCTGTCCAAACAGAGACAGAAGGCACTGATGCCATGAGCATGTCTCTCGCCCTTGCCGACACCTACATCGCAACCGCGATGGGTGGCCGGAACGACACCAACATGAAAGCCCGCGCGCGCGAAGCCCTGGCTGCCTCGATGGAGCACTTCCAACTCAAGAACGACTGGCAGTTCCTCATCGTCGATACCTCCCAGTCCTTCTCCGTTGCCTCCTGCACCATCGCCGCCAACGGCACCGATGTCACTGCCTCCGCCAGCGCGCTCAAGAATGTCCTCAAGGGCATGACCGTCACCGGGACGGGCGTAGTGGCGAACACCACGGTAGCATCCGTAGTGAGTGCCGGAGCAATCACGTTGAGCGCAGCCGCCACTCCTGGTACGGTCACGCTGACCTTCGGCGGCACCATCCCGATCTATGAGGCAGTCGATCAGTACACTCTGCCCGATACCTTCTGGAAGCCGCTGAGTTGCCGCCTTCTGACCAACGTGAAAAACCGGCTTCCCTACATCACGCAGCGCGACATCGACGCCATCATCGACGACCAGACCACGGAAGGACAGGTCGTCGCCTACACCATTTATAACGGCGCGTCCTTCGACGCCTCGGGCACGCAGCAGACGAAGATCCGCTTCTTTCGTATGCCCTCCGGCAACGACACCGCTTTGCTGCGCTACTACCGCCCCTTTAACATCACCGCAGATCCCGTCGATATCCCCGACGAGTACCTGTATACGCTCCTCAACTATGCCTCCATGCGCCTCATCGCAAAGTATAACTCGAACGATGAACGCTTCCCGCAACTCAAGTTCGAGGCCGAGAGCGATCTCATGGCGGCCATCGCGAAGGATCGAAACGAGGGTGGAGAGGATGAGATGGAGCGGATGAAGACGCCGGGCGAACTCAGCTATGCGTACGGCGATCCCTTCTTCCCACGCGGGGACTACGGAGCAGGCCGTGCCGATGGAGTCTGGTAATGGCCTCTCGCGTCATCAAGGAACCGCTTAACGGCGGGATCAATCAGGTCAAGCACCCGCTCCTGTTGCGGGCGGGTGAACTCCAACGCGCGACGAACTGCATCCTCCGGCCCGGAGACACGGCGCTCCACAAAGCGCCCGGCCGCACATCCTACGGCACCGTTCGTAGCGTTTCCGTTGACTCCACTACTCACGCCAATCTCACCCTGACTTCCGACTCAGCGGCTTTTGGCACCGATCTCTCCGCGGTTACCTTCAATGCCAACGACAACGTGCTCACGCGCGCTGCTGGCTGGGGCGCTGCGGAGGTTGGACAAAGCATTTGGGGTACGGGGATCCCAACGGGCGCGGTTATCGTGCGCCTCGGTGTCGATGGCTCGACGACCAAGATCGAGATTTCCTCGAACACGACAGCCGCGAATACAGGCGGAGGCGGCGGACAAACCGTCACCTTTTCCGACTATTATGTAGGCACCTGGATCACTGGCAACGGCATCTCACTCTACACCGCCATTGCCTCCATTCAAAGCGCAAGCTCGCTCACGCTATCGGCCGCCGCCACTACCGGCAGCGTCAAAACTAACCGCACATTCAGCGAGAAGATCGTCGGCCTGCGCGTCCTCACCTTCAACCATGGCTACACCGATCTCATGATCGCAAAGTGCCAGGACAAGCTCTACCGCAGCAACTTTACCAGCGTCGCCGGTGGAGCCAGCTTCACAGAACTCGCGTCGGGCCTCTCGAATAACGCACTCTCCATTCTCGACAGCATTCACTTCGACGAGAACAGATACACTCTCCTCACCGGCTACGACATCCCGCGCATCTTGTTTTACACCGATGACGGCACCTCGAAAACCGTCCAACTTCGCACCCTCGGTATGTTCCCGGTTCCCGAAGCCGCCTTCATCGGACCTATTCGCGTCGATGGAACATGGTCGAACCTCACCGATTTAGGCGACGGCTTCTACTACTTCCTCGTCACCGAGGTCGCGAAGTTCAATGACGGCAGTGAGGTCGAAGGCACCTACACCGGCGATCCGCAAATCGCGAAGATCACCAACCACGAAACGGACGCCATCCAAATCACCTACTTCGGGACGGGCGGCCGCCCTGTCAACGACGGAAACTACGGCAAGAACCGCGCCACGCACTGGCGTTTGTATATGTCCACGAAGCAATCCGAAGAGTTGCCGGTTCCCGATCTCGCCGATTTCGTGCGTATCGGCAGTGACATCCCGATCAGCTTCACCGCCCCCGATACTTACACAACGGACGCTGTAACACTTAAGGACGCAAATCCTTTCGTCGCTGGTTTCGCATCCGTGCTCGCTACCGATGGTAGTTACGCCGCACTCTTTCCTTCGAGTAGTGTCAACGCACTCGCACAAAGTCCGTATGTTGTGCAGAGCGTGACTTGCACCATTTCAGGCAACACGCTTACCGCAACGACCGGCGACTTCACCAATGTGAAAGTCGGCATGTACATCCAGAACGGAAGCAACTACATTCCCTTCGGAGCGTACGTCAAGAGCAAAACGTCTTCCACCGTCCTCATCATGTCGGAGACGGCAACAACTACAATCACCGGCGAGACTGTGTGGTTCGGGAACGACAACACATTCAACGGCGCATACTCGCTATGCCCAGTCAATCCTGATGGTGGCGGCACCAATCATCGAAGCGGCATCTTTCGGAACTTCGGCATCAAGAACATCGGCTCCTTCTCCAGCGCCACCATCACCGGCATCGAAGTCCATGTTAAGGGCGCATTCAATGAGGCGGGCAGCACCGACACCGGCTTCGTTGTCGAGGTCAGCCGCGACTCCACGACGTTCAGCAACACGAACACAGTGGTCGCTTTCAAGAAGCATAACATCGGCGAATTCAGCCCCTCACTCGAAAAGGTGGGCGGCGAGTTTGATCTGTGGGGCGTCAGTGGGTGGGACCCCAACGACTTCATCGATGGTGCAACCAAGTTCGGCGTGCGTCTCCGCAAGATTTATGGAGGCGACGGTGAGAAGTGGACGCACCTCATCGACGGCGTGAAGGTCATCATCCACGCGGGCGGCCACAGTATCAACCTCGAAGGCGACAATTTCCGTACCATCACCACAAGCGACCAGCTTGGTGTGACATTCAGCACCGGAGCCAACGGGCCTCCGCCCACTGCTTCTACCGGCGATCTCTTCGAGGGCATGCTGATCCTCAACGACAAGGAGAACGAGAACATCATCGTCGGTTCCCTGCCGGGTGAGTACGAGGCTTTCCCCGACGCTTACCACATTCCTATCGGCTCAAAGGATCGCGACACAATCACGCTACTGCGGCGTCTCAACAACATGCTCATCGTCGGCTGCAAGAGCAGCGTCAAGCGCCTCAATTATTTCCCGCGCGAGACCGATGCCGAGTTCTCGAAGGGCCGGTGCTACGAAGACCTCACCCTCGACCATGGCATCGTCGGTCCGCGGGCTGCGAAGATTATCGATCTCCCCGATAGGGGTGCCGTCCTGGCCTACCTCGCGCATAATGGGCTGCACTTCACGGACGGCACCATCACGCACTTCTTGAACGACGACATCGACTGGGAGAACCTGATCGAGCCTGCATACATCGATCAGAGCATCCTCGAAGTTTATCCGCGACTCAATCTTCTGGCGCTGTACTATGTGCCCGCGGGCGTCAGTCAGACCCGCATCATCAGCGTCATGTACTTCTCGTATCACCCCATTCATGTGAAGGAAGGCACAAAGCTCCCGGCCGTCGGCCCCACCTCGGTTGAGGTCGGCTCTACGGTGCGTACCCTACTCACCGGCAAGAACTACCTTCTCACCGGCCACAACCTCGACGGCAAGGTCTACCTCGAAGACAGCGGCGATGTGGATGCCAGCGGCTACACACTCATCGAGCCCAGCATCCGCACGCGACAATTCTTCTCCGCCGATCTCGGCCGCACGGGGCGTGTCAGCCGCCTCTTTGTCTTCGCGGACCCGCAAGGTACGTCTACGACGGGTGGATTTACTTGTATGCTCACTCGTCAAAACCAGGGCGAAGCGGCGACTAATGTCGAAAGCGTTCTCGACCGTACCACCGAAATCGGCGGCATCATTGAGTTGTGGGCCGACAATGCGGGGGAGACTTTCTACCTCACGCTCGATAAGAGCGAATCGGCATCGCAAACCTCGGCGCTCGATATTCATTTCGTCGGCCTTGAATGGACCGCTTCTTATAATGATCTGAACTGATGAAGAAACCGTTTCGTCTCCACCCACGCAGCAACATGCTGAGCCTGGATCATCGGCTGTTCCGCGAGATCGATCTCAATTTCGCGGAACTCAATGCCGCCATCAACCTGCTCAGTAAAGGCGCGACCCCTGACCAGGGGCAGATCATTCATGAACGAGATCCCGGCATCGACGACCACGGAAACCTCAAGGGCCTCGTCCCCATCTTGAATCCTGATCTCACCATCGGGGACATGAACGATGACCACTCGATGTACGCGCTGCTGTTCGGCCGTCCCGGTGGGCAAGAACTCTACGGTTCGCGGCCGGGCACAACGACAAGTTGGACACCGGCTGGAACACACACACTCGCCGCACAGAGCACGAGCGGTGGTGGTTCCGGCGATCATACGACCGACGCGACGAAGTGGTCGGGCATCCCGACGGATGCGAACGCGCCCGTCGCTACCGGCATTATCCTCGTTCTCTCCACTCACAGTGATGCGTCCCTCGCTGCCGGTGAGACCAACTACCATACCACCTTCACGGATAGCTCCGGCAATACCTGGACGAAACTCAAGGAGTATAGTTACAAGCACGTCACGCAGACTGAAACGGTGTCGATGTGGTTCACGCTTGTCACGACCGCCATGACGGCGACGACGACGACGATGGAAGCTATCTTCTCCACCGCCGACCACGCCACTGTCTCACTCGAATCGTACATGTTCACGATGGCCGCGGGCCTCACCGTGAGTATCATCGAGTACGGCACCGACGGCCACGACTTCACGGCCATCGGCGGCGTGACCTGCCCAGCGATGACGCTCACCGCCGTCAGCGGCGAGACTCTCTTCATTCGCGGCATCTCCGACAAACCGGGTAGCGGTGCGGATGCCTACAAGTTCTCGCCGACGGCTGGCTTCACCCCTTTCACCAACGATCACACGGCCTCAATGAACGGCGGCCTTGCGCCCGGCACTGGCTTCGCCTTCGGACAAAACGCGCGCGGCGAGTTCATCATCATCTCCGGCACTGGACCGACGAGCGCCCCCGTCTACTCCGACAACGACGACCACCACGAAGCAGGTGTGTTCGTTGCGCTGCAAATCAGTGGTTCCGCGGTCGGCTCGCTCACCCTCGGCGCGGCCAACCTTTCGGACGCCGGGAAGATTTTCTTGGAGAACCGCGACATCCGTTTCGCTGCGGGTCTCGCCAGTGGAAAATTCAAGTTCGATCCCCTCGGGTCGGGCGGGTTCGTTGGCATCCTCGACTTCGATGGCATCACCGTCGCCGACCGCACCTACACATTTCAGAATGCCTCCGGCACACTCGCGTTCCTCTCTGACATCACGGCGCTGGGCTCCATCTACCTCAAGCTCGACGGGTCGAACGATCCGATGACTGGCGACCTCAACTTTGGCGACAACATCGCCACGGTGTGGGGCACAGGCAATGACGCGAAACTTCTCTACGACGGCACCAATCTTTTACTCGATACTGCCGTAGTCGGCGTCGGCGCGTTCAAAATTCTTAACACCGTGCATGCCAGCGGAAACTACGCCGCGCGGCAGAACATTCTGAATATCGGCCACGCCGTGCTCCAGGGTGGCACCACCAACACGACCGCGGCCACCATCGCTCTCGGCACTATCCTTGCCACCGACGCGGGGCTTTCAGCAACACAGTTCGGCATGGCGCAAGGGCTGGACCTCACGGTCACGAATACAAATGCGACGAAGGCCGGATTGCCGAAGGGCTCGGTCGCCCCGTACAGCCTTGCGCTCGCCTTTAACGCTGACACCGCTGTGATTGGAGCAGTGGATGCGGCTGCGCTGAAAATCAACACAACGTTCACGACTGCATCAAGCGCGCTGCAAACAAATGTGCTGGCCATCATCAGCGGCAATTCAACATCCATTGCCGCTCTTACGGGCGTGCAGGGCTGTCAGTTCAAGGCCACCAATACCACGACCGCAGGCGGCGATGCGCGAGGATTTACCGGGTACGGTGATCTAAGCAATGCCAGCGCCACGGGTAACGGCGTCGGCGTGTACGGCTTCGGTTCTAACTCCGGCAACGGAGCCAACGCGCTCTCTGTCTCCTTCTTCTGCAACACTGTCGGTCCCGGCGACTCGCGCCAGCACTACGACATCATCGGCACCAAGCACGCTATTCACGGTGCGGTCTATATCACTACCGCTACGGGAAACCTCAAGACCTCCAATCCTGCTACACATCTCACGCCGCCCACCGGAAGCAGTATTCCTACCTCCGACCTGTTCGTGGGCGCTCACGCGGAGATCGACGACACGCTCTGGCTCGACAAAGTGGGCGATGCCCTCGTGTTCGCCAGCGGCGGAAATATCGTGCTCAGTACGACGACGGGCACGAAGATCGGCACCGGCGCGACACAACTTCTCGGATTCTGGAACGCTACTCCCGTTGCGCAGGACACCGGTTGGTCTGTCTCGAACGTGACAACGGACCGCAGCTTCGACGCCAATGCCACCAGCATCGACGAACTTGCCGATGTCCTCGGCACCCTCATCACGAAACTTCTAGCCTATGGGATCATCGGCGCGTAATGGCGACTTCAACACACGGCTCGCGGGCCTCCACCTTCAAGTTCAACGAAACAACGGCCGCTCCTGCTGTCACCGACGATGGTGCCGCAGGCTACTCCATCGGTAGCGTGTGGTACGACACCACCGCCGACAAAGCCTACATCTGCCTCGACACTACCAACGGTGCGGCAGTGTGGAAGGAGATCACGCCCGGAGCAGGAGCGAATTACCGCACGCTGGTCGAGCTAGGTTCAGACGTGGCCTCTGCGGCTTCGACCGCCTACCAAGACATCACCGGCCTTTCCTTCGCTGTATCGAGTGGTGTGAATTACCGCTTCGAGGGTATCCTGCTCTACACCACCTCGGCATCGAGTATCGGCTTGCAGGTCGGCTTAACCTCGCCCGCAGTCACTCACCTTGCGTTTCGCTGGGGCTCCTTCACCGGGAAAGCCACGAATGCCGAACGTTTCGCAGATGCCAATGATGACGCAGGAGCAACTACGACATTAGGTTCGATCAATACAACGACCGGCAACATCGCAACCTTCTCTGGCGTCATTCGCCCGTCTGCCAGCGGCACAGTGCAAATGCGCTTCGCCCCCGAGACCGCGACAGCCAGCGGCATCGTCATCGAAACGGGCAGTACATTGGAGTGGTGGTAAGATGATCTACCGCGCCGAACATCAGCCCGGTCTCATGCGCATGCCCGCTATGCTCTACGGCCGCGTCCTTGTCCTCGGGCTGGGCAAAGGGTACGGTATCAGCCGCCTCCTCCGCTCTCCGGCCATCGGCTGCCTCGTGGCAGTGGACAATGACCCCGAGGTCATCGCTGCATTCGCGATTCGCGATTCGCGAATCCAGGTGGTTGAGGCAGACGCCGCCGACTACTACAGCGACAACAAGGACTTCTTCGACTTCATCTGCCAGGATCTCCCGCAACCGTTGCCGGGCGGCCAGTGGCTCAAGAACCCCACAGGGAGTAGCACATGGGTATCCGTATAATCGACGACACCACCGGCCTCGACATTCCGGTAGCCGACGCTACCAACTTCTCCGCCACCATGACCATCAACGTTCCCGGCGTGGGAGAGGTGTTCAGCCGGAACCTCGGACCTTTCTTCATCTCCAAAAACGGCACGGACGACCTGTTCGATAACCCACAGTGGCAGCAAATCTACGCCCTCTTCCAGAAGATGATGCCCGCTGTCACCGGTGCCTGGGATGCGATGGTTGCTGATATCGAGCGAATTATCGTGACTGACGCCAAATCGGCCACAGTCGATCTTAGCTCGGGAAGCAAAACCTCGTAACTTCAATATAATGATAAACCCCTACTTCGGCGGCTTACCGCAAGGATCCACGTCAATGAACCCCCTCTTCTTTGGGGGCGGCCTCGCCTCCATGCTTCTCGGCGGTCTCCTCGGCAGCAAGGAGCGGCCGATGCTTGATCCCCGAATGCTCGACCAGTTGTTCGGGGCGCGCGCGCTCTCGAACAAGAGCAACATGCTCTACAACCTTCTCGTCAACAGCCCGGCCTACTCCCAACAAATGAACAGCGCGGCTATGCAGGGCAACCAGCTTCGCAACAACATGATGGCGAACCTCGCAAAGTCTGGCCTCGCGGGCAGCCCTGTGGGCAGCTTCGCGCAGGCCGCGGGCCGCGGGTACGGCGCTTCGCTCCAGCGTGGAGCGAAGGGCAACCTCTTCCTCCAGGCGCTCCAGCAAGCCGCGAACATGAACCAGAGCCAGCAGGATGCATACGTCCAGAGCTTTCTCGGACGGCAGAGCAAGCCCACCTTCGGCCAGCAACTCGGCGGATCCCTCTTGGGCGGCGGCTCCTCGATGCTCGCCTCTCTCTTCAATCCCGGCAGATAAGGAGTCACGATGCTGCCCCTCCTCGTTCAACCTCAGCAAGAAGACAACGGCGCGCCGAACCTCGACCTCGATACGAGTTTCATCGACTCGATCTTCGCGGGCGCGAATCAAGAGGCGTCGCCGTTCGCTGGGCTGCTCGCCACACTGCAACAGGGTTTGACGGACATCCAGAATCGGCCCGGCCCGGAGATGCAACAAGTCCCGCAGGGCGTGAACCCGTTCGTTACGCTCCTCGCTACCGCGGGCTCACAGCTTGCGGAGCAGCTTGGTGCGCAGGGCTCGGCGCAGAATGTCGCGGATCAACTCCAGGGCATCGAGAAATACCGGCGCGGGATTCAGCAACAGAACGTCGCCACCGCCGAGGAAGACCGGCGCGCGCGAATGAAAGACATGCTCGAACAGCAGGGCCGCATCATCGACGTGCAACTCGAAGAGGCAAAACGTTTCGGCACTATCGCCGACCAGCGTCGGGAGATGGCTGCGAAGTATGCCATCGACTCGAAGCTCCATGCGATGCAGCGCGAAGATGAGGAAGCCTCGAAAGAGAAGGATCGCAAGGCCCAGGTCGAGGTGGCGCACATCTACGCCAACAGCCGCTCGTCCAATGCATTCACGCAGGACAAAGCGGTGACGACGGCCATCGCTAACCTCAATCGGGATCTCGACAGCATTCTCAACAAGCCCACGTCGTACATGCCGAAGGTTACGCAGCCGAGTTTGTTCGACATGCGGTTCAAGGGCGCGAAGCCGACGACACAGAATATACTGGCACCCGAAGCGATTCGTTCGATTCAGGACCACGCCATCTCCGTCGCCCGTAGCGACCCGCACATGGAAGTGAAGATCGCCGCGCTCAGCCGCATTCTCGACACAATGCCGAAGGATGCGCAAGGGAACGTGGACATCAACTCGCCCGAGTTCGGCGCGTTCAAAACGCAGGTACGCCAAATTTTCCCGAACGTCGCCGACCAGGAAGCCGTCTCTCAAGCCCTCGGGTTCTAACCCATGTCGAACATCTTCGCGCTGCCCGACAGCGAGTCCGCGGCTACGCCTGTTCCACAGCCCGTGGGACAGCCGCAAACCCGGAACATCTTCGCACCGACTCCCGAGGAACAGGTAACGGAGCCCGGCCAGCCGCTCGAAGAGCCGAAGCCCGGCCTCCTCTCCGAACTCGGGAAAGAGATCGGCGGCTATTTCAAGGACACCGCGCACACTCTCAAGAAGCTCCCGCTTGGCGCACCGCTCGAAACCCTGAACCTCTACAAGATCGCACTCAAGACCAAGAACCCGCGTCTCGCCGCGCACGCATACATCGCAGGGTTCCGCGAAGGCGTCGGCGCGCCTATTAGCGAAGCAGAAGCGCGGACACTCGCAGAAGACATGGCGGCGTACAACCACGAACTCGGGAACACCGGCAAGCTCCGACAGTACCTTCGCGAGACATTCGGTGGCGGCAAGACCGCCGAAGAGTCGCGGCAAACTCTGCGCGGCGGGGTGAACCTCGCCATGCTCGGCATCGATGCCGCGACGGGCGGCTCCGCGGGCTACCTCCCGCTCATGAAGGCCATACCCGGCGCGACGCTCAAGAAGCTCGCGGCCATGGAAGCGCATGGCATCGCCTCCCTCGTCTCGTGGAACGTAGCCCAGGCCGCCGTCGAGAAAGAGAACTTGGCGAAGGCCGCGAAGGAAGGCGTTATCGGCGGTGCCCTTGCGCCTGCCCTCGGGCCGGTAGCGAACCTCGGCATGAAGGGTGCGCTGGGCCTCGGCATGCTCGCCACAGATATCGCACGCGTGCCGGTGGGGCTTACTGATCGCGCGCTCCGCCACGTCACCGCATACGAGGCTGCGCGCAACTTCCTCGGACACGGCATGTCCTCTCTTCGTGACTGGGTCGCACGCTCCGGCGAAGGAGCCCTCGAAAGCATGGGACTCCACGGCATAAGTCGTGATCTCGCGGGCGTGCGCTCCGCCGCTTACATGCGGGCTGCGCAGTGGAACGCCACCATCAGCGATGCGCTCGTGCCCTTACGCGGAAAGAAGAACAGCGAGGAACGCCGTCTCTTGGGCGAGATGCTCCACCTCGATGACGACGAAGCCTTCAAGGCCGCGCAGTTCGCTGAGGCCAGCGGCCGCAGCAAGCGCGGTGCGCATGATCTCATGGACAAGCGCGCCGTCATCCAAGGTGTACTGCGCGAGGTCGCGACCGAAGCAGAGAAGCACGGCGTGACACAGATTGACGCGAAGACTGGCGGCCTTCGCTACTTCGTCGCTCGCCAGGACTTCGGCATGCCGCACGTCTTCGTCAATACGGAGCAGTTTATTAAGCCCGGCAAGATCCGCACCGAAGCTATTCGCGTCCTGATGGATGAGCATGGCATGTCGCAGGCGAAGGCGCAGAAGGTGCTCGCCGAGATCCACCAGCAGACCACGGCAGCAGAGGCGAACAACTACCGCGGCATGTCCTACATTAATCTCAAGGGCCGTCGCTACAACTTGCCCGGCTATGAGGCCGATCCGTCGAAGGTCATCCCCGATTACCTCATGAACATGGCGAAGCGCATCGAGAACCACCGCGCCTTCTCCGTCCTCGGACTTCCATCCGTGCAGGGTGGCGCGGGCCTTATGGAACAATTCCCGCGCGCCTACGAACCCTTGAAAGATCTCGCCGATCCCGACCAAGTCAAGCTCGCCAAGAACATCATCTCCGATCAGCTTGGCGCGTTCGACCGCGGCGATCCCGTCTCCCGCTTCTTCACGAAGACCATGCAATCGCAGGCTATCGAGAAGCTCGGCTTCGGGCAGATCAATCAGACCACGCAGTTCATCACCCCGAACATCATGTTTGGCTGGCGTCGCTCCGCCGAGGACTTCATCAGGATGATGGCCGACCCGGAGATGCACGAGCGGCTGGCGCGCAGTGGCGGCTTCTTGGAAACGCTGCTCCGTGCGCACCGGCAGGAAATGTTCGGCGTCAACGATGGCGGCTGGCTCGGCAAGACCGCCGAGGCCCGGCTCCGGCAGAGCGGCTTCACGAAGATGGATCTCGGGGCGCGCATCTACAGCGCGATGCGGGGGTGGACTGAGGCGCACTACCTCGCGGATCAGCTTCGCTTCAACACAGAGAACATGGAGAAGGGGGCGCTCGGCAAACTCACGGAGCAACGCATTGCGAAGATCAAAGACAAGTTCGCGCAGCTTGGTCTCGATGCGGACGAGATCGTGAAGCGCGGCGGCTTTCTCACCGAAGAGGAAGGTCTCAAGGCCGCGCAGACTCTCAGCACCAAGGTCAACTTTTGGGGCGACGCACTCTCTGTGCCTCGTTTCTTCCGCACGCCGTGGGGTCGCATCCTCATGCAGTTCAAATCTTTTGGCTACCAGCAATCGCGACTGATGAAGCAGCACGTCGTCGATCCCGCCCTGCGCGGCGACACCGGCCCGCTCATTCGCGCGCTGATTGCGCAGCAAGCCTCCGGCGAGGTCATCAACGACGTGCGCGCCATCGGCCGTCTAAAGCCGCGAACCGATGCTGGCATCGTGCGACTGCTCAACAACTACGCTGCGGGTTCATCCTTCGGCATCCTCGGCGATATGTTCCGTGCCGCCAGTAAACCGGGAGCAATCGCGGGTTTCGCGCTTGGTCCGCAAGCGAGCGACATCGGGGAAGTCGGGTACGGCCTAATGGGACACCCGAGATTCCTCGCCAAGAAGGCCGTCGCCATCGGCGTGCCGTACATCCCCTGGGTTGGACCGACAATCGCACCGGCTGTCGGCAACGTTCTTTTCCCCCCGGAGCAGCAGTGAGCGTACAAGATTTCATCCTCGCTACCATCGCACCGATCTTCACGGGGTGGAGCAGCTACAACACACGACAGATCGACCAAGTCAAGCGCGACGCGGCGACGGATCGGGCCTCCGTGGCAGCGATCAAGCAGAAGGTCGAGGACACATACGATCTCGTGAAAGAAGTTCGCGAGGATCAGAAACGGAGAAACGGAAATGGGACTACTTAAATCTGTCGGGAAGGTTGCGAAGGGCGCACTCGACATCGTCGCTCCCACCATCGCGAGTGCATTACCCGGCCCGCTGGGGAAGATGGCAAAGGCCGCGGTGACGGCAGCCCTCGGGCTGGACAAGGAAGCGAACGAGGCGGAGATCGAGAAGGCGCTCGCCGTAGCGAATCCCGAGATTCTCGCGAAAGTGAAGCAGGCAGAACTCGACTTCCAGGCGAAGATGAAACAATTGGATGTCGATGTCGAGCGCCTGCTCGCGGAGGATCGTGCCTCAGCACGCGCACGCCACATCGCCATCAAAGACAAGACGCCGCCCGCGCTCGCGTGGACGATAATCGCTGCGTGGCTTGGGATTACCGGCGACCTTCTTTTCTACACTCCCCCGGAAGCAAACAGCCGGTTGCTCGATATCATGTTCGGCATCCTCACCAGCGCCGTCATCGGCGTCATCAACTATTACTTTGGGTCTAGCGCCGGTAGCGCGCGGAAGACCGAACTCATGAATGGAGCAAGCAAGTAAGTGAGCATTCGTCATTACGGAATCTACAACGATCCGACCACGTTCAACTTCGACCAGTTCATTGTGGACAATTGGGAGTCGGGCGTGGTCTCTGTGCCCACAATCCTCGACCGCATCAAGACTCTCAAACCTACCTTCCCGGCCGAGACCTACATCAGTTCCTCGGATAACTACGTCACGAAGAACGACGGGAGCGAGCACCCTGACGAGACTGCATTGAAGGCAATCTGTACCTCGCTTGGTCTCAACATCGAGCAATGCTACCTGCATTGGTCAGAAGACACCGCCGTTGATTGGGGCACTCCTCAAAGCCCGGATATTATTGCCTATCCTGCTGGCTCACGAATCGAGAAGTACCGCGGTGCGCACCAGTCAGGCAACCAGCGCCGTGACTGCATCTCGTTCCTCCCTGCTGTTCATCCAGCACTTGTGGAGCGCGTGCGACAACGCGCCGAAGCTGTGTACAACGGCAAAACGTGGAGCGGGATCTTCCTCGACAACACCGGCGCTGGTTTCTTCAACTTCGGCCTGCGGATTGTTTCTGGTGGAACTGTTCAAGAGACGGGCGCGAAACTCACGTTGCCCAACGGCTACGTCGATCCCGCCTTCCTCACATGGTACTGGGCCAACCAGCGCGCATTTCTTCCTCTGTCCCGTGCAATGCTAAACGCAACTGGGCGAAAGCAAACGATCAACGTCGCGAGTGTCTGGAACGATGACTACTGCAACTATCAACTCACCGACCGCATCTACCAGGAACTCGAAGGCAATCCAATCCGTAGCTCAGTGTGGGGCATGTCAGCGATGAAGCACCGCCACGATCTTTGCTTCGCGGCGAACATTGTGTTGAGCATGGCCCCGCCCATCGAGGCATACCGCGGCGTGCCGCAGATCAGCGAACTCGAAGCCTCCTACAACGGGCTCGCGATGCACCTCTTGCTCTCGCAAGCCACGAGCACGACCTGCAATCAGGACCGTACCAACCCGTGGCGGGCGAATTGGGATCAGATGGAAGTGTCGCCTGCCGAGGCGGTGGTAAAGCAACGACTCGGTACGCCGACAAGCGATCCTTACATTGGCGAGACGGGGACGACTCCGCTCGGCACACCGTACACGTTGTGGGTGCGTGACTACCGCAAAGGAAAGGTGGAAGTTCGCATGCTCAATCCTGGCAACGGACTGACGACCGACACTATTACAAAGGTGTGCGGGCCGCAGCAATTCATCATACTCCCCGACGGCACGTCCGCGCATGTTGCGTCGTACGAGATCAAGAACGGTGGCGCGGTCATCAGTTGGGCGGCCGTGTAATGAACCTCGACCGCCTCAGCGAGAGCGTCAAACTTCATGAGGGCTTCCGCGACAAGCCCTACCTCGACAGCGTCGGCGTGCTTACCATCGGGTACGGCACAAACATCGCCGAGGGCATCTCGAAGGCGGAGGCAGAGTTCCTACTTTACAACCGCCTCTCAAACGCACTCGCTGGCGCGCGCAATCTCTTCCGCAATTTCGAGCGGCTAAGTGATGTGCGGCAGGAAGTGCTCGTGGAGATGTGTTACCAGATCGGTGTCACGCGCCTCGCGGGCTTCAAGAAGATGATCGCTGCCGTCGAAGCGGACGACCCCGACACCACCGCAGTTGAGATGCTCGACGATGTTATTCGCGAGATGCTCGACAGCAAGTGGGCGAAGATTCAGTCGCCGCGACGTGCGCAGGATCTCGCCGAGGAATTTCGGAAGGGATGATGCGCCGACTCTTCCGGTACATCTTCTGTCACCAACGAAAAGGAGCCTCAGAAATGAAGTTCTGGAGATTGATACGGCTCCTCGGCTCAATCGATTCACGGTTGCAATCCGTGGAGGAGACAATAAGAATGGCGGATCTCTCTGCCTTGAAGAGTGTCGTGGCCGATCTCTCGGCTGTGAAGGATGAAGTCGTGGCTGCGTTGCAGTCTGGCGGAATCCCTCAGCCCGAGATTGACGCGATCACTGCGGATGTTCAGTCCAGTGTGGATGCTCTCCGCGCTGCGCTGCCTCAGCCGTAACTGTTTCGGTAGTAATAAAAATAGCCCGGCATCTTTAATTAGGTGCCGGGCTTTCTTTTACTTGAGATCGTTGGGGTGGCCGCGCACCTCGAAGTACCCGTTGCTCCGCATCTTGTGCGGGAGCGTGAACGGCTTCCTTCCTAATGCCCACAGTAGCGGCCCCTCCGAGAGTTGATCCTCGTAGGTCCACCGCGCCTGTTCTGCCAGCCACCGCCACCCAAACTCATCGAGCCATGTGTGCGCGCGATTGTACACAATCACGCCAGTCTCCCAATGCCCGAAGTCGTCAGGGTAGCCCTGCCCGCGGTAGTAGTCCGCCTGCGCGCGCAACGGCTGGCCCTTGTACTTGTCCATCCCACCGGCGACCTGCGCTTCCATGTGCAGCGTCTTCCAACTGGGGTGGCCGAACTGTGCAAGGACGTGCGTGCCCGCGGCCTCGATAAGCCACGAAACGCAATCGGGGCTCATCACGCGCATCGAGCCGTCCATCCACACGACGCGCTCGGCCTTCGTGTAGAGGCCGGGCAGGCACTTCGCGACCTTCGCGGCGAAGCGAGGGTGCATGTGTGGGCGGGGCTCGACGACCACCTTCCAGCCGGGCACGTCGTACTCACGGTCGGAGACAAGAATAAACTCGCAGGGCTCGCGCTGCTCGACGGGGGCCACGAGCCGGTCGTAGTCCCCGTAGATGCTGCTCACCACCGCGTTCATTTGTAGCTCCGCACTGCGTCCGCAAACTTCCCGAACGAGAACCGCGGGGTCCAGTTCAGCTTCGCCCATCCCTCGCCCTCAGCGACGATCTTCGTGGGAACTTCGCCTCGGCGCATGGGCAGATGCTCGACGCCCGCCTTGCTGCCGGTAATGAAAAGGATCAGTTCGGCCACCTCGTTGACAGTCATCGCAACGCCTGTGCCCCCGTCAAAGGTCTCGTTCCCACCAAACTCCATCGCGCGGACCAGAAGGTAGGCGAGGTCATCGACATGCACGAGGTCTACAGTCTGTTCGCCGTCACCCCATATCGGGATCGGCTTCCCATCCCATGCCGCGCGCGCGAAAGTCGGGAGAATCTTCTGCGGGTGGCCGGGGCCGTACTTCTGGCCGGGGCCGTACGCATTGAAGGCACGGACGCGGGAGACGGGGAGGCCGAAGGTGTGGTGGTAGGCCGTCTCGATCCCACGCGCGCCGATCTTCGTGGCGGTGTAGATGGAGGGGAAGACAGCGGGCATGCTGATGCCGGTGTACCCTGCGCCTGCCTTGCGCGTAGCTTCCAGCACGTTCGCGGTGCCCCACACATTGGTGTTGATCGCGTCCCATATCGTGTCGAAGAGTTCGTGAGTACCCAGCATCCCCGCGAGGTGGATCACATGCTTGTGCCCCTCGAAGGTGATAGGGCCAGTGATGTCCCCTTCGGGCAGGTCGTAGGAAACGGGCTCGAAACCCTTCTTCCAAAGTTCGTGTTGCACGGCCAGCCCGATGAAGCCGCTGCCGCCTGTCACTGCTACGCTATTCATCGTGGTTTTCTCCCGTAGTCGGTTTCGTGGAAGCCTCGTCCGTGGAAGATGGGAGGGGATGGCAGCGACGGTACTTTCTCAACCCCAGCATCGCCGCATCGAGGACAGGCCTCGACTCGTCCATCGACCTCACAGAACTGGTCCCACTTGTGCTTGCATTTGGCGCATCGAAAATCATAGATGGGCATTGGGTCTCCTCTTCACCGCCATGCGCTCCACCACCTGGATCACCTTCGCCAGTTGAAGCACGCCTTTGGTTCCGCCCCACGAGATTTTGAAATTCTCTCGCACGTCGTAGGCTGCCTTCAATGCGTCGTCTAGGTTCCATGCTTCCTCTCCTTCGAGCACCGCATCAAAGCGCGACCGCAAGAATACAGTCAACTTCTCCCGGCGCTTCGCGTCCTTGGGATGCAAGTGGCCCTTCGCAAGTCCGGCGTTGCGAAGGAGCCACTGCACACCGTGCCGGAAGCAGCGGTCCCACACTGCGCCCTCGCCCATGTTGGGTTGAGGGCAGTACCGGCATTGCCCAAGGGCAACCTTAGTCGCGTGCGAAGCTGGGTTTCTTGACAAGAGCCGTTACCACAGGGGTGCTCCACATAGGCATGTCCTGTTCGCTCATCGCGGTGGGTTGATCGAGAACATACTCCGCGCCGTTGATATTGAAGAACACCGCCGCGGCGTGGTCCTCGTCCTGCTCGCCGTTGTACCATTGCATGAAGTGGCGGAGCGCCGACTCGCGGAAGCGGTCGAGTTCCGACTCGCCCTGCGCCTTCATCCAGTTCCGCTTCGCGTACTTGATCGCACCTTTCGTGAGGTGGATCGCCCACCGCTTGAACATGGGGCCGTCGAGGACGAGGCCGTAGTCTGTCTTACCTTCGGTGGTGTCACGCACCATCCCACTCGGAAACTCCTCACGTTTCCCGCTGTCTTTGATTTCAAAGGACATACTCATTCTCCATCTTCTCCATCGTGTCGGCATTGTAGGCCTCGATGGCGACGCACGCCGCAGCGTGCAGTTCCAGTCTCGCGCCACGGCTGGCTTCCCAGCCGGGCATCATGTAGATCCGCTCCACCTTCCGCGCCGGGTGCAGCAGCATGTGCAAGTCCCGCGCGAGGTAAGTCCCGTAGGGCTGGTCGTGGTTCCCATGATCCAACTCCCACGGCGAGATCACCTCGAAGCCCGCGTCGCGCAGCTTCTTCGCGTACGCCTCGAAGGCTTCCCCATTGTAGTTCGCGATGCCCGACATCGGGCCAGAGAGGTAAACGATCATGACTTTCCTTTCAGCCGGTTGAGGGCCTTGATAGTCCACTCGGCTTGCGCCATTGCGTCCGACAGCGCCTCATGCCGCACCGTCCCCATCGCTGCCACGGTACTCGTCTCGGTATCCTTCTCGATCACGAGTGCCTGCAACGTGCGGCAGTCCCGCTCCATGCGGTACGTCCACGGTGCCGTGATACCGTGCGCACGGAACTCCCGGTTAAGCATGACGCAGTCGAAGGAGGGCGACCATGCCCACACTTCCTTTGCGTCACCTACCATGATGTCCTGAATCTGTTCGAGAGTTTCGCGGAATGAGATCGCATGCGGCTCAGGGAAGTGGTTCCCGCGCTTCACCTGATTGATCCACCACTCGATGGTGGGGCGGTCAGCCGGTCCCTCGTATGGCGAGGGCTTCGGATTCCACCCCCACCCGTGGTGGATCACCGCATCATCGAAGGCCACGAGGCCGACTTGAATGATGGGTGCGTCTGGCTTCGTCCCGAGAGTTTCGAGATCGAGCATGTACTTCACTTGACCTTCTCCAGTTCTGCCCAGGACGCCCCAGGCTTGCCGACCTTCGCCTCCACCGGCAGGAAAAAGCCGGGCGCGACATTGTCGAACCGTCGTTCCAACATCTGCTTAATAGATCCGAGGACGAGGGGGATCACGCCCTTGTGTGCTTGCACCAGGAAGGAGTCATGCACCACGGTGGTGAGCCGCCCGTCGAATTCTTGCATGGCATCCCACACGGGCCGGTAGAGTTCCCAGGCCATGTCCCCCACCACGCTCTGCGGGATGTAGTCGAGGATCGCCGGGGTGTCGGCGCTCCCCATGGGGAACCGGCGCACGCGGCCAAAGGGGTTCACGGCGTACTGACGCCGCGCGGCTTCCTCCGCGAGCGAGAGCCGCCACGCCCACCATGTCGGGAAGGTCTCGGCGAGCCCGGCCTGTAGCGCCTGCACTTCCTTAAGCGGCATCTTGACACCACTCTTCTCCCACAGGGTCTCTTGGATCTTGCGAGGGCCAGCACCGTACGCGCTGCCATAGAGCACGTTCTTCGCACGCGTGCGGTCGCAGCGCATCCGTTCCATCGTAACCGCATGAATGTCGTGTTCGAGGGCCGCGAGCATGTCGGTATCACCCGCCATCGTGGCAGCGATTCGTAGCTCGGCTTGCGACCAATCGAATTCGACAAAGCAATGGTCAGGATCGTCGGGGATGTACATGCGCCGGGCATCCATCGGTTGGTTCTGGATGTTCGGGTTCGAGGTGGCCAACCGGCCCGTGGCAGCGAGGCCCTTGCCACTCTGCCGATCTGGTCCGCGCTCGGTGCCGTCTTTTCCCACCGGCAAATAAGAGGGGTGGACATAGCGTTGGCCGAGAGCGGTGCGCCCGTACGTTTCGAGATCCTTGCCCGCTTCGCGGATGCGGAGGAGGAGCGCAAGATCATCCTTGTGCTTCGGGTAGTCTTCGGACAACACGCGGATCGCATACGCATCGGTGCGGATGCCGTCGCCCTTGCGGACGACGCGGCGACAGCCCCACCGGCCGTAGAAGAGGTTCTGTAACTGCTTGGGGGAGTTGGGGTTTACGTCGGGATACCGTTGCACCCACTCGCGGGTCGCGGCATTGAGATCCCGTTCGAGTGTACTGCACCACTCGCTGGCCGCACGTCCGTCGATGCGGAGCCCGCGGGTATGCATGTCCATGAGGACGGGGACAGAGCGCATCATCGTCTCGAACAGCTTGTCCATCCCCACGTCCTTCAACTTCTCCCGCAACACGAGCGCGAGTTCTCGCTCGACAAAGGAATCCTTCGCGTTGTAGAAGGGGTCGGCGAAGCCGCGGGTCTCCGCGATGTGCTTCCACGGGCGGAGGCGGAGGTGGACGGGCGCGACGGCGATCAGCCCCTTCGGCAACCCAGGTTCGAGAAGCGAGGCGGCGAGCATGGTGTCGAAGGTGGGCTCGGGTACGTCAATGCCGTGCGCCCGCAAGATGGGGCGGTCGAATTGTTCGTTGTGCGCGACGCGCAGCCGCGCGGCTTCGAGGACCATGCGCATCGAGCGCACGCCGTCGAAGTCCCAGGGGAAAGAGAAGGTGCCCCGCTCGGTGGAGAACGAGGCGCGTTCGATGGCCGTGCTTCCGATGGGCACTTCGAGGTCGTAGGCCACCACCTCACCGGGGTCCATGGTGAAGACGGGAGCGAAGCTCTCGAAGGTGAAATTGGCGTCGTGGAGGGGCAGGCCATTGGCGAGGTCCACGGCGTTGCGGAAGGCCGCGCGGAATTGGGTGACGTTGGAGTAGCGTGAGCGGATCACGTTCTCGACGGTGATGGAGGGGATGATGTACTTAACGCCCGTAGGCAACGGGGCAGGTGAGGCGACGAGACGCATCGCGTACTTCGGGTCGCCCTTCGAGTACCCCTTCGCCTTGTTCGTGGTGGCGTAGGTCCCGATCTGCATGCGCTGCTTCGTGGCGATGGGCGCGCAGTCGGTGGGGTCGAGGACGTACCCGGCGACGTTGTCGATCTTCCACTTGAGGCCGGTGACGGTGCGGAAGGCGAGGCTCCCGCAGGTGATGATGGCCCACGCGTTATTCCCCGCAAGTTCTGCGTAGAATCGCGGGATATTCACCGCAAGTTGTGCGGCGGTTGGGGTCTGCCCCTTCCCTTCCGGCTTCTCGTTCACAACAGGGAGGAGTAGGCACTCCTCCTTCTGCATCCCCTGCTGTTCGAGGAGCCGCCAGAGAACGTACTCCATGGGCTTCGACAGGGCCGACTCGGTGACGATGAGGTACTTTGTCACCGGCCTAGACCCTCCATCCCGCCAGTACCCGGAATGTGATTAAACCACCAAAGATCGGCAGGAGTGAATCCACGCTTCTCGTACCACCGAAGGACCTGTAGTAGAACTTCGGTGTCCATGTGCTGGGCCGCACCGCGAATGCGGTTGCAAAGCATACAAAGAATCCGGGTGTTCGATAGGGTAGAGGACCCGTGCGGATCAATGTGGTCAACGGAGAGTCGATGGGTGAAATGATGGTCACTCCAGCCGTCACGTTGTTTTGCCTCCCGCCACCGCTCGGGCAATCCGCAGATTGCGCACCGTGTGGCTTGGTTAAAGATTTGCGCGGCTAGGATCGCCGCGTCTTCGTGCGAGTAGCCGTGCGCTGCTACGAGCCGTCGGGCCTTGCCCTTGATTGAACCGTCGTAGCGCGCACGCTCCGCTCGCGTGGAGGGACGCGCAGAGATGCATGTGTAGCACTTCCCTGCACGCCCCTCGCGGCATCTACTGTCCTTCTTGAACTTGCTGAGTGGCTTGGTCTCCCGGCACGTCCGGCACACCTTGGTCCGCTCTTGCGGGTTCATCCGTGTCGCCTCCCAGCTTCGGCAGTCCCAACCGATCACGCAGCGCCAGCACCCCGTCTTGCAGCGACGCCAGGGCGACGCGAAAGGCGAAGTCGAGAAGCTGCGGCATATCCGCGGGGTCGATGGGATACGCTTGGCCCGTGTCGGAGATCACCGCGCCCTCCACGAAGCTGATGCCCCGGAAGGTGCGCGGGATTTCCATGACAGGGAGAGGAGTCGCCGGACCCGGCGTTGGAGCCGGAGCAGGGGAGGCGGCCTGCGTTGTGGGGACGACCCCTCTCTTTGCGAACTGCGCGGCTGCCTCTTCCACGTCCGTGAGGGGCGGGGAGACAGTTGCGCGCGTGTTGCGGATGGGCGGAGGTAGCATGCTACTCATGTTACTCCTCCGTGTAGGGCAGGATCGACCGGACTTCCTGCGCGTTGCGGTCGTTGAACTGTTTCTTCGGGTCCTCGTTGTCGGTCATCACGAGCACCAGCTTGGCACCTTCGAGCATCGAGGTGTCGTCGCTTTCCTTGAGCGGGAAGAGCGTGTCCACCACCTGCTCGGTGAGCCCCACCTCTTCATCGAAGAGATCGGAGGCCGCGGCCTGCGCGACTTGGATCAGCTTGTTGACGGTGCCCATGCTCATCATTCGCTGTCCATCATCTGCACTGCGGCCGAGGGAGTCATAGTTAATGCGCGCCGAGAAGGTGTAGTTGCGCCCCTCATTGGGGGTGTCCGTCCCGGCGAGCACAACTGTGTTGATGGTGAACACGACGTGTTCATCACCGGCACCCGAGGTGACGGTCTCGCGGAACGCGCCCTTCACCTGCACGGCCTCATTCCACCTGGCAATGCCCTTCTTCCGAGTGACAGTCTCGGGGACGAGGAGTTGAAAGCGGGAGGCGGAGAGCTTCGCGGCTTCCTTCGCCAGATCCGCGGGGATCCCGTAGTTACCGAGTCCGCTCATTACTTGGTCTCCTTCTTCGTTGTAAGGTACGCGGCAGCGGCATAAATACCGGCAAGAAAAACATCGCCCTTGATGACGCCACCAGAAAGGTCGTCGTCCACAACCCACTCGACATCTCCATCACGAACTGTGATTGTAAGCACCGAGTCCGTGATCTTGATTGGGGGCAGGACCACAGTCATGCTCATTTGGTCTCCTTCTGAGGCGAGGTTTCGTCGTACGCGGTCCAGAAGTTGATGGGGTCTGGTTCCAGCGTGAGTTTCGGGAGCGGGTTGCCTCCGAGGCCGCCCTCGTTACGACGAGCGATATAGTTTCCGTGCTGCGCCATCCTCGCGATGAGCGACAGCTTCTCCCCACGCACGTTGTCCTTGAAGGTCTGCTCGACCTTGCGATCCATGCGGATCACCGTGGAGAACTGCGCGGCCAGCCATTCGAGCGAGGCTTTTCCCACCGTGGCGGGTCCACCAAGCACGCTGCCCTGTCCCTTGTCGTCCTTCTCACGAAGGTACTCGTGACACAGGCAGACGATATTCACCTCCGGCTGATGATCGATCAGGCCGTCGATGAAGTTCTGGATGATGGTGGCGGTCCCGCCATAGTGGCCCTTGTCGGGGAGAGCAACGAAGCCGGGCTTCCCTGGCGTGCCGATGTAGTTGCGCTTCTCTTGGAAATGCCCCTCCTGTGCGACATAGTTGAGCCACGTCTTCGCGAGGGTGGTGAAGGTGTCGAGTACGATGGTGTCGTACCCTTCCTTCTTCCAGTCGGTGAGTTCGATCATCGCTGCACCCACAATCGGGTCTTCCCAGTCGGGCTTGAAGACATCGATCCGATCCTTGTAGTGCGGGAGCACCGAGGCCAGCGCCTCGCTCCCCTTGTCGAGAGCGAAGTAGGCGATGCGGCCGAAGCGCGGAGGGAGAGAGGTTGCGAGGCGAGTCTTGCCACTCCCAGGGATGCCGTAGATCAGGATGAGTTCCCGCTTGGCGCGCTGGGAGTCGCGTTCGATCTTGCGTAAGCCGTTCTTCACACGACCTCCTTTGTATTCAGCATTATATCACGGCTGGGAGTGCGATGCAACACATTTCGCACGTTCTTCTTGCGCGGCCACCGCCCCGTCTTCTCGAACCGCTTCGCCGCGTGGCGTGCGGCCCCAGCACCGCGGTACCAGTAGGTGCGCACCACCTCCCCACGAGTCATCGTGACGAGGTAGCCTGCAATCCAGTGGCCGATCTTATCGAGGCCGATGGCAGCGACGAAGCCCGAGGGTGTGGCTGTGAACCTCATCGGTTGAACTCCTCATCCACCTCCGCGTGTAGCTTGCACAGCCCGTCGGGATCGCCGGGGCGTCCGGGGATGTTCACGCTGCACACTTCGCAGATAGGCAGGCCACGCAGCGCCGTCGCTACCTCGTTCGGGTAGGTGGAGACGATGTCGTTGATCTGCTCTTGGATCTTGGGATCGAGTTCATTCATAGCAAACCCCATTCCTTGCGATTCGCGGCGTCGATGAACTCACTGATGAGGTCGCGGAGCAAGATCAGTTCCGCGAGTGTCAGGAATCCACGGTGATCCCCGGCCAGCGAGTACCGCGCCTTAATGCCGGGCGCATGATACTCACTTTCATACAGAAAGCCGTGATCCTTGGGGAACTTGACGGTGAGAGTACACTTCTTCTCCACCTTCGGACGAGGCTCGACCTTCGGTGCGGGGGCAGCTTTCTTCTTCCGTTTCAAGAGGCTCATTTGAATCTCCTATTGACCATGTCGAACACCTCTTTGGGTTCGAGTTGGGGACGACAACGCTTCGCTCCATAGAGGAGCGCAGCCAGAACTTGCTCGCGGTTCGCGCCGAGGTCGAGCAGCGAGAGCATCGCCGCGGCGGCCTGCCGGTGCCTACCCGGCTCCTCTTCACCTTCCAGCAAGAAGCGGCGGCCAGCCACCGTCATGTGAGGCACGAAGTCGGTCCAACGCCGCGCCACAATTTTTGGGTGGACATCTGGCAGCGTCATCGGGACGAAAACGGCCAGCCGCTCGGGATCTAGCACCGGCCCGGAGGGATAGCCGATAACCTCCGCGCGCTTACCCGTCTTCACGTTGATAGTGTTCGGGATGCGCATGACACGCGGGAGATCGGAGCACGAGGTATCGATTGTGCAGCCAGCGTAGCTCCCTGATGGCCCGAGTTTCTTGCGGAGTTCGTGCAGCCACCACGAGGCGATCTGCGGGGCGAAGACGCGCCCATCGACCTCGGTGACGGCGACGAGGGGCGGGGCCGTCGAGGGCTTGCCCGACTCCCAGTATTCGGTGCGATCCATCCAGCCGTACGAGAGGTCGCGGGCTTGAATGGGGTAGAGGGCCTGCATGCCGCGGCCGGAGTTGATGCGGAGGGGCAGGCCGAGTTTCTCCTTGTATTCTGCACCCGGTTGGGCGTAAAGAGAACCTTCCAAGATGCCGTGGATGCGCCGGGCGCACGCGCCGGGGTCGTTGTGGTCGGGATCGACGGGGTCAATGTCAATCATGAGCCACTGCCAGTGCGTGATGTCCGTCGAGCGGCACCGCGTCTTCCCCTTCGTCTTCGTGGGGTTCGGCATCCAGTAGGAGTTGTACCCAACGCGGTCGGCCCACGAGCACACGCGGCGGAGATCCTCCGCGGAGTCGAGGGTCTCTGCGTAGATCGCGCCGTCGCGCGGGCGACGCGCAAAGTACCGAAAGACACTCCCCGCTGGCCACGCCGAGTGCGTGAAGTTCCAGAACACGATGGCTTCGTCGTGTGTCATACGGTGTGCCAGAAGTGATCGCCATAGCACGACGTTTCACGTTGGATGAAGTCGCAGGCGGAGTGATCACAGTACCGGAACCGAATGGAGTTGATCTCTGTGA